CAATTCCATTTTCTTGTTTTCTTTCCAAAACATCAACCATCTCTTTTAAAGTTGATAATTTTAGATAAAGTGAATTTAAACTGCTCATGTTTATTAATTAAAATTAGTGAATAAATCGGTTCTGTTAAACACCTCCAAAATGGTGTTCATGTCTTTTGCTTGGCTTCCAAATCTTTTTGCCCAATCGTTTAATCGTGGGCTGTCTTTTTCTTCAAGTGAATAGCCTTCGTTGTCGCCTACTAACCATAATAATTTATTGTAGGTTGTAATCCATCCTTTTTTACGGATGGAGTTAATGACTTTTCTTAATATTCGACTTGATATTAAACAATGTGAAGCTAAATCTATTTGCTTAATGTTTGGCTTCTTAAAAATTGTTTCAATTACATAAGCCTCTTGAACGGTGTACTCTGTTTTTTCCATAGTTATAAAGTTATTAAGTAGTTAAATATTTCGGGTGTCAAAAATATCAATGCAAATGCAAGTAAAGTAATCAATATTGCAATTAATATCATTAATTTAAAGATGTAATCCCAATCATCATTGTTCGGGAAATTATTTTCAGGGCTGTAATTAGTTATCATTTTGTAGTTTTTTAATATATTTTCCTTCTAGTTTAATTCTTAATGGTGTAACAAATCTTGTAAATTCTTTATCTTGACCATGAAGCGTGTGCCAAACTTTTAATCCATTTAAAACAGTTGCATGATTATCTACTCCACCATTTACTGCAATAGTTTTTAATGCTTCACTTGTGTATTTTTTTGCTAAGTAAAAATAAAGAAATCTAAACCATTTATACTCTATTGTCCTGTTCCTCTCTCGAAAATCAAATTGAATATTCTCAATAATATCCCTTGCAATTTCGCTTGAAGTAATTTCAATTAATTCAGGCTCTTCATTTTTGATTCCTAACCTAACTTTTAACAGTGTTAAATTATCCTCAATTTCTTTTACTAATTCAATTTCTTTTTTCATCTTGATTTGTGTAAAAGTTAATAATTTGTTGTAAATGTTTTAAATTTTTGATTTGCATTGTCGCTAAAATGTTGCAAGTTTTTGGGCTGTCAATTCTATGTAAATTACAAATCCTTTCATCTTTTGTCCAATCCAAATAAATTTTCTTTGTTAGCCATTTTGTAATAATTGCATAATCGTAGCCAAACTCATTAAAGTAAACTGAATCGCTTGCAATCTGTTCGGTAAAACCTAAGCTTATTATATGGTGATAATCAATTTGTTCTTGTTTCATCTTTTTTAATTTGTTCAGTTAATAATTGTGTTGCTTGTTTTAATCTTTCTAATAAAAAGTCTTTGTCCTCTTGTGGAACTTCAAATGTAAATTCGTTGATGTCTTGATAGTATTTGCCCCTCTCAATATAAGGCAATTCTGAATCCTCAGCCCAATTTAAAAAGGCAATATGATTTTGATTGCCATCATAATTTCCTGCGGCCTCTCTAATTTTTGTTAGCTCATCCTTATAAGGAATGTGTACTAATAACATTGCATTTGGTAAACCTGTTAGAATTGAGTTAGCCACCAACTGCCAATAGTAATTTGGGTTATTTGCTTTTAAACTTTCAATTGATTCCATACTATCAACTAAATCACAAAAGGAATTAACCGTATAAGGGTTTTTAATGTCGCCTACCGTATCATTTGTAACAATGTCGGGCATACCACTAAATAATAATTTAGAGTGCTTAAATCGCTCCTTAGATACTAATTTAAATCTAAGCCCCATTTTTACCTGAAATACATACTGTTCCATGAAGTTGCCCCAATTGGTAGATTTGGCGTTTGTTTCTTTGCCAATGGGTCGGCCTGTTCTGTGTTCTCTCAACTTTTCCTGAATATAAGTATAAAAAGGCGCACCTATTGAATCTTTTGCTCGACCAAAAGTACAAAGCCTATAAACTTGACTGCTTGTGAAATTTCCTACTCTGCTCATTTTAAAAGGTTTTAAGGGTTTCTATTGCTTTTTGGTAACTGTTTACCTCTTCCTCTATTATAATCTCTTCAATGCGCTTTAAATCGCTTTCTGACAAATAAGCCTTTTTTATAATTAATAATTGGCTTAATTCTTTTAATAAAGATTCGTTTGATGTTTGCTCATCTGTAACGGTGATGCTCTTAAATTCTGATTCACCATAAACATCTGAGGCAATACCCAACTCGCTTGCACATTTCTTTAGCGCATCGGTTGAAGCTGCTTTTAAATCGTTGCCTAAATCTAAAGGCACGCCATCTGCTTTTCTTAATTTAATATCCGCCCTCCCGAATTGATGTTTAACAACGGTAGCACCGTTTGCCCTGCAAGTTAATTTGCCATGAACAATGGCTTGCTTTGCTGCCATGTTTACATCAAAAGAAACTATTTCAAAATCCCAATCCCAACCGAAGATTGAATTTAATACTTTCTTAACATAAACGCCTGTAACAAATTTCCATTGGCCGCCACCTTTTGCGGGTCTTGTGTAAATGTGAGCAGGTGGAGTTTTACCTAACAAAAAATTTAACTGCTCTTTGTTTAGTATTTGCTTTTCTGATTTGTTCAATACTGTGATTGAAACGGGTTTTAAATCTTTGCTCATTTTATTGAAGTTTTAGTTTGTATTTCGTTATATCTTTTTTTTAGGTCTTTAATTTCCTGCTCAAGTACCTTTATTTTCTTAATGCCTCTGTCGGCTAATTCAGGAAATAAATCGTTAAACTTTTCTTTGTAGTCTAAATGAATCTTAATTTCTTTTTGCTTTGCGATTATGTCCTCCAAAATGTCATTTAAGTACAAATTGAGTTCAATCATTTCTTGAATCTGTTCAATAGTTTTCATAGTTTTAGTGATTTTCTTGTAAGTAATTAATGATAATTGATTCTAATTCATTCTCAACAGGTAGTGCAATATGCCACTGCAAGTCATCTTCGCCTTTAAATACTTGTATTGATGAGAAGTCAATTTTAGCAGGGTGCGATTCTATAAACTCACCTGTGCCATTAAAGTAATCATTATCTACATGGCCATCTGCCTCTGTATATTTAAAATCAATATACAAAGTAATTTGAGCAATTTGAATCTCAAAATGATTATGCGAAGAAAAATTAATTGTGTATTGTCCTGCTTTGAGGTGGGCTAACAAAACCCTGTTGATTGTTTCGTAATTCATTGTGGTTGTTTTTAAATTTCAACAAATATAAACTATTTGTTAATAACCACAACTTTTTAACAAACTTTTTTTTTAAAATCTGTAACTTTTTGAGTTTATAAAGCAATCTCCAGCGTGTTTTAATGTTAGATTTAATTCTAAAATCCTACCGCCAACAGGTTTTGGTGGTGCGCCTCTTTCAACGTGCCAACCTTTTGACCCATCGCCATATTCCTCTTTATATGTGCCTGTGTTCATTAATAAAATAGGTTTATGGCTTACTTTATTGAGGTGGTTAATAACATCTCTTGCAACCCAAGTTTCTTTGTTTTCGTGAACGTGTCCCATTGTGAAGCAGTCCATACCTTCAAACGCCATTAAAGCTCTTGAAAGGTTTATTTCGCCTCTTGTAACAACACCACCACCACCTGAGCCATGAAAGTATTTTATTTTAAATGAACAAGCCTTGCTTTTTGATACTCCCGCCTGCATTCTGATAATATACCAACCTCCGTAACCGCCTTTCTTTACATTTGATTTGGCTTCGTGGTTTAATAAGTCGATAAAACCTTGCAAAGGGTCATATTCTTTGTGCTTAATTATTCCTGTTTCGTGGTTTCCATAACCAATTACATCAATTAGATGTGCGTAAGGTTTCCACCATTCAACCGCTGTATTAACAACGCTTTGTAAATAAGTAGCTGTGTTGTGTTCGGGTCTTATATCGGCTTTGTTGCCCCTAAAATCGCCTCGCCCTTGCATCATGCAGAAAAAATCCCCATTAATATGTATGCGGATATTATTGGCTTTGCAGTATTCTAAATCTTTTTTAAGTAATTCCCAATCACATTTTGGATTATCCCAATGAATATCTGATAACATTGCGATTCTAACCTTTCGGTTTAACTCTCCTGCCTCAAAAAAGTATTGAGCCTCGTGAACATTTGGAGCGTGGGTAATAATTTCATGCCTCATTAATTCCGTTGTTTACGTTCCGTTTTTTACGGAAATTTATTTTGTGCTTTCTAATGAAGGAAAAAAAGTCCTATCTATTTTCCTTATCATTCTATCAAGTATTGCAATCTTTTTGTCGGCTTCTTTTTTCTCGTGCTTGCTACTATCAATGCCTAAATTTGTACAAATGGTGGCTTGTATTCTTAGCAATCTATCAATCTGATGTCTTGCTAATGCATCTGTTTTATATCTCATAAAATCAGCTCGCAACTTCAATTAAATTATCAACCATTTTGATGAAGTCATCAAAGGTTATTAATCCTGTGAATAATGAATATGCTAAATATGTTAAGCCAACAGCAGCTACGATAAAGCCAAGCAATCTCGACCAATCAATTTGACCCTCGCCACCTTCTTTGCTTTCTACATTGTTCAGGATTTCACCTTTAACGCCATCAAATGCACCGCCTATCATTCCACCAACGGGTCCTGTAACACCCTTTAATGCCCCAACGGCAAAAGATGAAACTAATTTACCTGCTTTACTGTTTAAAAACTTTTTGAATTTACTCATGGCTTAACTATTTTAATTGTGTTTAAATTGGTTTTCCTAAAATCTATATGAGTCCAAGTTGGTGTAAACGATTTATGTTCAATGGTTGTAATTCCAAATGCTTTGTAATTATCTAAAATGTAGTCATAAACTTGGTCGGCTGTCATTCCTTTTACATTAATATCAAAAGCATTACCAACTCTATGTTGGCTAAATTTACCCCCTACGGTGCTGTAAATTGAACGATAACCTCTATTAGATAGATTACCGCCCCAAAAGTAATCATTAACCGTAATAGGCTTATCTAATCCAATCCGTAAAGCAATTAAACCATTAACAGCTTTCTCATTAAGCATCCAAATTGAATTTTCGCCTAACCTTTCCCAAGTTGGCTTATCTACTAACTCATGTAATTCAAAGTAGTCCATTAATTATTCATTTGTGCAATGTTAATATTTCTTTGTTCTGTTAAAACGTATTGCTCATAAAAGGCTTTTGTTGCAACATACAATTGAGTTAAATCTAAGGATACAACTTTGTCATCAACATATAATTCCACATAAGATAAATTGTCTAGGCTATCATTGCTCAAAATAATTTCTTTGTCAAAATTACCTTTTGCATTTATTTCATCTGAATCGCCTATTATCTTTATTTCCATTATTTAATTTTCTCGATTCTATCGAATATTTTCTCCAAAGTTAATTCCATTTTGTCAAGTCGTGTTAAGATAGTGTTACTTTGTGATTCCATTACTGCAATCTTAGTATCTCGAATGGCATCTTGTTTTTCATTCTCAATTATGTTTTTCTTTAAATCTTGAATGTCCTCCTTGTTTTGATTTGTCTGCCATTTGGTGTACATAACACTTAATGCCATCATGCCTAACCCTCCAATGCCTTCGATGATTAACTCCTCCATTATTCGGATTCTTGTTTGATTTCTACTTCGCCAATAGTATATTCAACACCATTCTTAATTAGGTCTTGCTCGGCTTCTAATTGCAACCAATAATCACCGCTTACAGTGTTGTTCAAAGGTAGCCACTCACCACCATTAGAGTTTTTAATTGGAAATTGCTTTATGTTTTGAATTATCAATACTTGCATAAAATTATAAATTATCTTCCTAACGCTGTTTTGTAAGTTGAAATAGCATCAGAAATGTCTTTTGCTTCATTTGCTGTTAAGCCGTCATGTATGACAGCGAAATCAATGTATCCATCAGTAAAAAAATTTGTAGCACCACCACCACCCGAAAGTGCTAATAAAAATATATCACTTGTGCTTTGCGCGCTTGCGTTTGTTGTGCTTGTGCCACCCGAAACTCCATTTCTATACACTTCAAAATCAGTTGCTGACCTTCTAACAGATGTATTAATTCCTAATGAAAATGATGTATTTATTAAAATAGTAGATGAATATGCACCCCAACTCGAATTAAAAGCCATTCTATGGGCAAAAGTTGATGTTTTACTTGAGCCGCCGATATAATAATTTCCACCTGCAGGTAAATCACTGACTGAAAATGTTAATCCATTATTTCCTGCCACCATATTAGCACTCTCAATAAAATGTGTGTTGCCGTAAGCGTTATTACTACCATTTTGCCCTACGCCAAGCGAAACAGAAAACAAAGGAGTATTTGTCCATGTAATTCTAAATGCAGCATCTAAATCTCTTGAATCTTTTAAATTGAATTTTGTGCTATCGGATGTAATTGTACTATCGTCTATTGGCGACATTGGATAGGCTGCATATATTTTACTCCAAACATCTGTATTGTTAGTGGTGCTACCTGTTCCTTTTAAATCTGCAACTAATTGAATAATGGCTGCTTGTTGCGTTTCTCCTGTTATTCCTGCTGCCGTAATAAACGCTTGGGCATCAGGGTCAAGACCTCCACCAACTTGAAATGTTTGTATTTTAAATGGCGATATTGCGCTTGGTGAAATTATCATGCTGAATAAGCTATAACGCTTCCGCTTGTTAGCGTTAGGTTTTTAATAGTTTCTTCATAAGGCACTGTAATTAATGCACCTTGTTTTAATGTTTTACCGCTTAAACCAATAGTTGTTAAATAATTGGTTGCTGTTGAACTGCCATTACCACCCGCTAAAGTAGCCACAACCGTATCTTCTTGGGCTATAAAACCGTAATAGGCTTTGCCTGTTCTTGCGTCTGTGTCGCCTATGTATTCGCATCCTTGAAATGCTTCTAAACGTCTGCTCATTTTTTATCTTTTTTTAAAATGTAATTTAATAACTTTTTTATGTTAGCCTTACTTGGGCTTCTGTCTTTAATACTTTTGTCCTGTTTCTCGCTCATATTTATTTGGTGTTGTATAATCTAAACTAATTCCATGAAATGTTTTTGAGTTTATTGGCCTTAAATCTTCATCACTATTGGTTGAATATTCAGGAAATAAACTCGAATTGCTACATAAGTAATCTGTTAATCTTTGGGCAAAATGTTCGCCTCTATCTCTTTGCTTTTGTTGGTAGTAATTTAATTCTGAAATGCTTGCTGTAGTACTGTTTTCTGCATTACTTCTATAAACGCCACCCCTTGCAACTTGAACGCCTACATCAGGTATTAACTCGCTGTAAGTGTACCATGCTAAACATGGAGCAATCCAATTATCGGCTAATAATTTATAATTACCTATTAAGTTACCACTCGTAATATCGCTTGAAATTTTATTGTATAAATCACTGCCTAAAATTGGCTCAATGTACATTCTTTGGGTAGCAATTAACACCGTTGTAATTTTAGCGTCATCTACATTATTATTTAATGGTGTGGTTTTTTTTAAGTAACCTAAACTTATAAATAGATTCTGTGTTACGCTCATTTTCTTACAGGTGTATTTTGTTTTGTCGCTCTGCTATCATTTACCCTTTTAGCTACATAAGGCACGTTTCCAACAGGCCTCGTAACTCCGTCATCATAGCTTTTAAAATAGATTTTTCTAACCCATACGTGTCTGCAATTGTAACTTCCTTTGTACCAAAAAACATTATAACTACCAAACTCAGGGTTATTAAGATTTTCTAAAACTTCACGTTTATAAACTCTATTTCCATTTCTTGCATTATCTATTTGATGGTTGCAAAACTTTCTTGATGTGTCAATAATTGCAGGCTCGCCACGTTGTTTTAATGGCCTTGCTAAATCATATTGATAACGCACTAACCAAACGCCACTTTTATCTTTTGCTTGAACATCGTATTTTGAAAGATTATCAGGATTAACACCCCAAGCACTCATTAACTCAACTTGTGACATTTTAACGCTCAACTCGTCATCACCTTCGCAATCTTGCTCATCTACACAAATAAAACCATCACCTAACAAGTCTTCTTCGCTTTCGCCTAAATTATCTAACTCTGCATTTAACCAATCGCTTTCTTCTTCTGTAAGGATTTTAAATGGGCTTTGCTCGCTCATCTTTACGCTTTCTACTACTTCTACCTTTGGCTCGCTAGAAACAGGTTTAAAAGGCATATAATATAACGCACTTGATAATTCCATATACTGCAAAATAGGGTCGTAAAAATCAATTAAATCATTTTGAATTGTCTTTATTACCGTATTTTGAAATAAATCATTTGCTGTTCTAATCTCATCTGCATTATTTCCTAAGCCTGTCGCTTGTCTTATACCTAATAACATTGGGCTTGTAACTTTATGAGCCACCAAAATATTATCTCTTATTTGGGTTGCCATTTGCTCATATTGCTTGTCAGCTTCGGGTAATGGTGCATTATAAATTTCAGCACTTCTTTCCTTAGAGTCGTTGTACATAAACACAATCTTTTCTCCATGTGTTCCTGTAAACTTATCTTTAAAAAGTTTCTCGATTTGCATCCTTTCCATAGGGTCAGGAATACCGTTGTTGAATTGAACTATTGTAGCTCCACTAAAGCCGCTTTTGATATTACTCAAATGGTAGTTTGCCATTTCAATATCCATTTCAGCCCATTTAGTACCGCCTAACCAAGATGGAGTACCGAAGTAAAATGAATCAGGGCAATAGTTTCTGTAATAATAGATAAAATTACCCGCCTTTGGTTTATCAGGATTCCAAGCATCTATTTCTATTGGCTTAAATTCTTGCTTTCTGTGGTCATCCCAATTTGATGAATACCAATAAGAGTTAATATTGCCATCTTCATCCGCCTTATTTGGTAACAAAGTGTTAACAGGCATGTGTTCAACCTCAATAATTCTACCTGCTCTGTCTGTGGTTAATTGTAAAGCTGCGTTTCCTTGTTCGTAAACATCTAAAATAAATTTCTTTTGTTCTTCTTTATTGAAAACGGCTTTAAATTTTGCAAGTCCTATTTTATCTCTTGAATAAGTGTGTAAGCCTTCACCGTAAATTCTGTCGGCAATACCTGTTATTAAGGCATAATTAAGGCTACTATTTTTGAAAAGGTAGTTAATGTAATTAAAATACCCTGTTGGTAGCCTTTGGTCAGTGCCATAACCAACCCATTCTTTATTCTTTTGAATACTTGCTAAAGGCTCATTATCCTCTTGTAAGTTTACAATAGAAAATTCGTATTTATTAGTAGGTAAATCTTTTTTAACTCGGCTCATTTACGTTGTATATTGTTGTAATATCATTACTGTTATACGTTACATCTGTTTTGTCATTTAAATAAACTAATTCACTATAAAGTAAATCGCTACCGTTGTACACATTTAATTCATAAAAGCCATCAGGCTCTGAATCTAACCCACTACTTAAAGCAAATTGAAAATACCTTTCGGTTATTGCTGTGGCTTGAGCTGAAATTGTAGTAGTTTTTTTTGTGGCTTGATTCGTGAAAATCAAATCATAAGTAACTGTACTCGTAAGGCTTTCGCCTCTTTCGTATAAGTTTATAAAGATATAAGCAGTTGTTTGCGCAATGTATATCATAACCTTATAACGAAGAAAAACAATAGCTGTTGCTATTTATAAAAAAAAGGGCTACAAAATGCAGCCCTTCAAACTAAAACTAAATATGAAAAAAGAGAATTACGAAGTTACTATTGCAGTACCTGTTAAATCAGTTACAAAAGGGGCAGCATCATATTCACTACCTGTAAAACTTAAAACATATCCACTCATATCACCTGCTGCCGTTCCCGACTGCCCTGCTACTGTGGTTACATTCATTCCTTTTATCTTACCTAATAAAAGTAAATTATCGTTATTATCTTTTACAATTATATGAGGTCTGCCTTTAGCCAATAACTTAATTTCATCGCTATCAACTGCCCTTAATTTGTGTAAAGTTATCTCAAGGGCTTGTTCATAAAAAATGCTTCCGCTTTCAGCAGATGCTGTTAGTGTTTCGGTTAAGTTTCCTGTATAGTCGGGTAGCTGGTACTGATAAAGAGTTACGCCGCTTAAAGCACCCGAAGCAATTGCACCGTTTGTAACGGTCAATCCACTAAGGTCGCCAAAGTCAGCAAAGTAAACGGTATTAATACCGCCTACTTGCTCCTTACATTCCCACAAACGCCCTGATGTTAAATCACAAGCCATTTTGAATTTCTTTTAATTATGAATAATATACTACATTAGAACCGTTGGTTACTTGCGTACCACCTGTCATTCTTGCTACAAATCTCACGTTGTCAGAACCATCAGTTTCAGCCATGTCAATAACTCTTAATTCGGCTAAGTCGGTTAAAACGTTAGTGCCAAAGTGTAAGTCTGATGTTCTTGCTGCAACCATTTTGTCGTTTCCTAATCCGTTAGCAACTACTAATGGAATACCTTGAAAATTCAATTCGGTTTTGCCTACATGAAATTTGTCTAAGTAA